GTTCAATACGAACAAAAAGAATACAGGTAATAAGCTTGATGCTTGAAACTTTAGTTGTTTTGGGAATTACTTTCCCATTTTTAATATATGTATTACCGGTTTCGACATACATTCGTTTACCAGTAACGGGATCAATTCTTCCGCCCAAAGCGGCAGGACGATCTTTTCTTTCTGGAATATGCTCTGTTGCCTTGGCTCTTGACATGAGTGTTGACGCTCCGCCAGTTTGCCATTTGGCTTTAAGCGCGCCGATATTGTTATCTATATATGATTGCTTGTAGTTCAGGTTATGTTTTTCAGCGTCAATGATGACCATTGAATGCTTTACAGCTTTACCGATATCATTAAAGTCGGCGCCCTTAATGGTCATATCAGTAATGAGGTTAGAAATTTCACCCATTTGGCGTTGCTTCATAGGCCAAACGTTTTTGTCGTTTGCAACAGGCTTCATTCCAGGATATGCAGCGTACTGCTTTTTTGGATCGAAATCTTTCAAGCTTTCAAGCGAAGGCGCAGACTTTATTTTTCGACCATTGTTAGGAATAACCAAAACAGTGTCGCCATCGAAATCAGCTCCTGAAAGCTTTGATGCAACTTTTGGATGGATACCTATTGCGTCAACGGCCTTATTAGTTATCGTCTGTTTTGCTTCCTTATTATTGTTGTTGACCGTCAATTCAGGAATTTCGAATATACCACCATGGGGATGGCGAATTAAAACTACAGTCTCGCCATTCTTATAACGTGGAGCATATACTTCGTTTTCCTTCATACTTGTTATTGGCAAAATAACATGGTTAATGGTGCCGGGTAACGCTGCAGCTTTCAGATGAACTGCTGCAGAATCGCAATCATCTCCGAAAGATTCAAGAAGCTTCTTCTTAACCGCAGGATTCGTAAGCGACTTAATCTCATCAAATTCTGCTTTTTTCAAATCATAAGCAAGACCTAGTTGTTGTTTAGCTAGATCTTTACTTTGTTTGGCCAGCATTTGAGAAGAAAGATTCTTAGACCATTTAGCCCAATCGCCTTCTTCATTAACAATATTAAGTGGTGATAGCTGCTTTTTACCAGAAGCGTCTGTATATTCTTTTTGCTTGAACGCCGATCCAAACGGATTTACTGGATCACCTTCTTTAATAGGTTTCATAGCATCAAGCTTATTACCTGTATTCTTTTTGTTCGTATTGAACACTATATCTACGCCATCAGGCATCTTGTCGCTATACATAGCCATGCCTTTAAGATAATGGGTTCCATCTACAGCAATACGAACCTGAGCGTAGTTGGCATTACCTAACGAAATATCGTCAACACCTCTTCGAAGTTCAATGACTCCGTCTTTGTCAGAACCACCTTCGTCGCCATAACGAACGCCAATACGTTTTGAATCTATATTTTTCGGCGGAACGTTCACTTTCATAGTTCGCCCACCGTCATACGAATAATCATAAACGTTTTGAATTTGATCGCGGTTGTCGTAGAAGTCTGAATATTCACTTCCAGGAGGAGCAAGAACTTTGAAACTTGTAAACTTGCCTGGATTTCCAGCTTGCTCTTGTTTCAGATAATGAACCGTATAGCCTTCATCTTGTAACATCTGCACAGATGTTTTTAAAGTCTCTTCGGATATGTTCATCCAACGCTCAACACCAGCGCCAACGTCAATATAGGTCTTGTTCTCTACATTTTCGCGTAGAACGTTAGCTACGTTTTCGGTGATAGACGATCGTTCAGCAACGTCTTTGTCAAGAAGACCTCTAACAGAAGATTCATTCTTACCCATCTCTCGGGCGATCGCCGAAGTGCTCATTCCGGTTTCTTTCAACCGAATAGCTTCAGCTACTTCAGCTTTCCTACGCTCAGAGTTAGCAACCTTTTTACGAGCACGAAGTTCTGTCGTTGACATACCAAGGCCCGAAGCAATCTCGGTTTCTGAAAGCCCCTGCCTTTTCAACTCATCTATTCTTGAAAGAAGAGTTTTATTTCTTTGCGCGGGATCTTCGCCAGAACCCCAAGGATATCTTCCAGAATGCCGAGGTGTACCATAATGTGTCAACTCAGACATACTTATTCCTCCGTCTTAAGGCTTTCAATTATCTTGTCGAAAGTGACGATTCGATCCATAACGTGAGCAATTTCATCAACTTCCGGACGCTCAATAACTTTATCATCGTCTTTATAGATTCTGAGTTCTATGTCTATGGCTCCAGGGTTTACGGAATACTCAAGACAGAACAAAGCGGCGTATACTTTTAACTGGTTCATAGACGTCGGAGTCTCGCCAGTTTTGAGATCATGAATTCTAAGAAGATTGTTTCTGAATAGAATGGTGTCTGCAGTTCCAAAACAGTTGAACGAATAAAAAAGAACTTGCTCTGGGATCATACGGTACCCAATAGCGTCGTTAACATACTGCGCTAACGTTTGGGTGTTGCCTCGAATTTTGACACCCAGTTCAATTGCTTGTCTTGCGAACTCATGTTGTTTTGTTCCGATAGCGATTGCTTGTTGGTTCTTGTACCTTAACGCCAGTTTATCTTCTGAGTAGTTAATCCAATGATAACTGCTTGGGCTAAGAAAGGCGTGGGCGCCCTTTAAGTTCGAATGATCGTTGAATTTCATCTAAGATTTCCTCTCGATTTTCAGGACAGATAAAGGCAGCATAAGACATCTTGTCCATCTTCTCGATATAATAATGTTGGTTAGGTCTTGCGGATGCTGTAGAACTACCTTTGCATTCTAACGCCAACCATTTATCATGTATGAGTATCAAAAGATCAGGGATGCCTTGGATATAACCTGAATCGTTTTTTAAGACTAAGCACTCCGGGAACATGCTTTTTAACTCTTTGATCAACTGAGCTTGGAACTTACTTTCTCGGGCCACGAAGTCATCCTTTGCAAAAAAAGAAAGGTTTGAAATATCGGTCGATATTCTATCTCTTCTATTATACCCGGTGTTTTTAACGCGAAAAATAGCCCAAAATGGGGTTTGTGACGTTTTTACGTTTTTTTGCCACAAAACTCTTTATTATAGGTACTTTTTTTCTATATCTAAGTTAAGAGGAAAAAGTGTAAAAACGTCACAAATGGCCTTCAAACCCACTCTGACAAGGTAATATACCTGTTACGTTTTTGTTTTAAAAACGTCACACTGTGACACTTTTTTGTCACACTTTTTCGTTTTTGTCCAAATAGTGAGACAAACGATCTTGAAAACTTTAAATTTTTTTGCACTTTTTTGCACTTTTGTGACGTTTTTTTGCACTTTGTTACGTTTTCGTTTTAAAAGTGTCACAACATTCAAAATCTCAAAAATCGAAAAAAAGAGCCCTTGTAGAATTTACAAGGGCTTCCTTTTGAAAATCACATGTTGGTGTGAACCCTGTAGGGCTTCAGGTTGCGGTCGAAGCTGCGCGTCACGGCATCGCCCCAGTCGTCGGCGTCGAAGTCGTCCAGTCCGTTGATGCCTCGGAAGTAGTTGTAGCTACCCTTGAAGATCTTCGGACTGGCGAGCACGATGGCGCCGACGCCGGCTGCGGCGGTGAAGGTGATGGCAGTGATTGTGGACACGGCGGCCTTGATTCGGTTCATGTTGGTTCCTTTCGTAGTGGTTGTTTCACTATAAGCGTTGTAATATACGCGAACCAATAACAAACTCACAACTTAAAAGATCTCTCGTTGAAATCCTTCTTGTTTCCTAAAGCCCTCAAAATAGCCAAATCAATAGGCGAAGTAGACCTAAGAACATAGTAGTAAAGATCCACAAACTCAGTATTCATTCGATCGATTCGTCCTTCCGCCTGAGCCAACATACGGTACGAATAGTTCAAAGAATAGAATACTATAGTGTCAGTAGTAACACAATTCCACGCCTCGGCTCCAGCCATGTACTGCACAAGATATACCCAAGACTCACTCTCAGGAACCTCCTCATGTTTATGGCCATTCCACTCTTTAACCTCTACACCATCCAAAGAATTCAATCCACGAAGTATTTCCAACTCATAGTCAAAGTTGTAGAATATGATCAACTTAGGGTGTGTATTCAACAAAGTAACAACCGCAGCAACTCTCGACTCATGAGAATTGACAACTTTCCGCATGGTGTAAAATAGTTCGCTCACTTCAGATATAGGTGCATTCGTGTATGGATTCCAACGATTTTTTATGACACTAGACAGTTGCGCCTTGTCATAATCAACGGCAATATAGTTTTTATGTGGAACCGTGTGTTTTACCAACGGCATGTCCACTAGAATGCCCTTTAGAAGCCCTAGAAGGGCCTTCTGACCGACGTAGCGGTCCACTTTGGGGTATCGTGTATACCGGCTATATACGACGTGTCTGGAGGCAAAATCTGACTTGTTCTTGAAGTATCCATTAGCCACAAAAACTGGGATATAATCACTCCAAGTATCGCCAGGAGTAGCACTCAATAAGATCCATCGGTTTCGCGAAGCAATCTTGTAGAAATGTTTTACCCAAGCACCAGACCCAACGAGACGCTGTTCGTCGAATATAAACATCGCTCCTTCAACGCCGACATACTTACCAATGTTGTTCCACGAATCAACGGTCAGTTTTATACCGCCAACGCTGAGTTCTCTATCAGTAGATATGCCGAACGCTACGGACTCACTCTCCCAATCAAGACTGTTACGCTTACGAGCAGTAGTGATGACATAGATATCCATTGGGTTTTTAAAAGGTTTGAAATCACCTTTTCCGTTTGTTTTGATCTCACCTTTGAGTTCTTTCAAATAACAGTAAGCCAGAGCTGTACTAGACTTACGGACACCTGCGAGCGCGCACAAGATCTTACCGTTACCCATTTCTTCTATCGCCTTCAACTGATGCGGAGCAAGTTGGGTAGCCATTGAATCCTCCTTTCCAATAAAACGA